TCAAGCATCAGATCTTAATCTCAAGTTTGAGCTGAACATTGAAGATAAGACTAATAGGATTAAGCCATTCAAAATGTATTGCAATCCAATAGTAGACTTAAAGTAAGAGGAACAAATGCAAATCGAAATTACTGAATTAGAACCGTGTAAGTTGTCCGTACATTACGAAGCCACCGCGCTAGAAGTAATGGACAAGCGATATGAAGTGCAGAACGCTTTTAAGAAGGCGCCTGTCCCAGGATTTAGAGAGGGTAAGGCCTCGATGGATGCAATCAAGATGCATTACCGTCAGCAAATTGAGGAGTCCCTCAAGCGAGCTTTGGCTGAAGATGCGTATCACAATACGCTATTTGACAAGAAACTACGCCCACATGGAGCCCCACATTTCAACAACCTTATGTTGGAAGGCGGTAAGTTTACCTGTGAATTTGAAGTTCATACCAAACCAGAGTTCGTTGCTCCGGAGTGGAAGGGTATGGAAGTTCCAAAGCCGCATGAAGATATGACTGAGGTAGAAGTTGCAGAACTAATGATGCAAGATTTACGAGTTCGTTTAGGTGACGTACTTCCCTACAGCGAAGTTGATTTCGTTCAGACCGGGGACAATATCATCGTAGACTATGAGGGCACAATCGATGGTGTAGCTGTTGAATCTCTCAATGCTCAGGGCGAAATGCTTACTGTAGGCAAGAGTCCTCTGCCAGGATTTGATAACAATATGCTAGGAATGACGCTTGGTGAAACTCGCGAATTCGATTTCGTAGCTCCAGAGGGCGGCTTACCATCTATGTCTGGAAAGACAATTCATTTCAAGCTTAGTCTTGTAATGGGTTCCAAGACACTGCCTTGTGCGCTTGATGATGAGATGGCTAAGAAAATGGAGAGGAAGGACTTTGCTGACCTGCAAGAGTTCGTTGCTCAGGCAGCCTTCTCCCGCGTAGCTGGCACAAACAAGATGCGCCTGCATGAGTCGGTAGCCAAGAAGCTTGTTGAAGGCACTCAAATGGCAGTGCCAGGTTGGATGTCTTTGTCAGAGGCGCAGTATCTTGCACAGCAATCCCAAATGGATTGGAACCTCCTAAATGACTCCGATAAGGAAAAGTTAGTTGAGATTGCAGAGAAAAATGTTAAGCTTGCCCTTATCTTAGATAAGGTAAGAGAAGATGAGCCAGAAGCTCAGTTGACAGATCAAGAAGTATTTGAAATCATCAAGCAGAATTTGTCGCAAACAAAAACGGACAAGAGCTTAGATGAAATCATTCAACAGATGAATCGTTCTGGATATTTGCAAATTCTATTCTCTCGCATTAAAGATGAACATGCGATGGATCATATTGTTAAATCAGTTAGAGTAATTGAGTAATTAGGAGAAAGACCATGAGTAAGAAAGACGCCGGGCCACTGACTAGCTTGCCTAAGAAGTGGGATGATATGATTAAGAAGATGCCTGAGTTCAAGGACACTGCCGATTCGGCCAGCGTAGAAGATCTCAAGAAGATCATTGTTGAGTGTGAAGGTAACATCTACACAGTCAATAAGGATGAAGAGGCAGATATGAAACTAGCTGGAGCTAGAGAGTTGGCTAAAGAGCTTTCTGCGCCTCATCGTGAGGCAAGGAAGCATCAGCAGGCCAAGATCCAATACGCTTTACTTTGCTTAGAGAGCAAGGGAGTTGAGTTGGATAACAAGGAACCCTAATGAAGGTTGAGAAGTTCGTAATAGTAGCTTGTTGTGGGCGGAAGCAAATTTCGTTCAAACTGGACCGTCCAGTTGATCAAGCTTTACTCGAAGTTCTGAAAAGTAATGGGTTCACAGAAGCAGCACACTTTACACAGGCAGGATTGCTATATGCCGATAATCCGGACTTAATAGTGACGGGTCCATTCGGCGCTGATAAGATCAACGCTAAGTGTAAGAAGGCTGACTGTGACCAAATCCTCAATGATTTTGAGGCATTACTTCTCAGAACGGGGTGATAATGGCAAAAGGAACAGGGTCTATTTCCGAAATTAGAAAGAAAGTAACGAAAACTCACGAGTTTATTTCTACCTCATTTCATGAGGCCGGACATACGATCTATGCCCTTTTGCACTGCATGAAGGTCAATTCAGTTTCTGTATTTGAGAATAAGAAACTTAAAAGAATTCATGGAGTTACACATTACGACGTTCCCAGCGATTTTGATAATATGGAGGATTTAGATTTGCTAAACTCTCTAATTAGAGCTGAAATAGGAGTTAATTATGCCGGCTTGATTGCTGAGAAGTCTTTATTTAAGAGTATTTCAGGATCCCGGCAGACCCCTTCTTTTATTATCGATGGTTCAACTGATGATAATAAAGCAGCCAGAAGTGTTATAATAAAGTACAATTTGGCCTCACCAGGTATTAAAAGAAGCCTTTATAAACAAAAGTTAATGAGAGAAGTTCAACATGAACTTCACGCTCATTGGCAAGATGTAACTATAGTCGCTCATGCACTATTCCGTCATCGTAGACTCAATTTTGATGACCTACAAACATTACTTACTAAAAAGTCACGAAATAAAAAGTTTTGGAAAGAGCAATTTAAGAACATTGCTTATTTTTACAACAATAGCGAAGGCCTTGACGAAAAAGATCTGAAATCAATGATATATAAGACAACGTGACCAAAGTATGCCATAAATGTCATTTTGATAAAAATGAAGGAGATTTTTCTCCAGCCCAATTTCTCAAGAAAAGTGGGTGGTGTAAAAGTTGTATCAGTTTTAGTAAGAAGTCTTATTATCAAGATAATAAGAAACTAATTCATATTAGAGTTAAAAAATATCAACAAGGTCAGAAATCTTCTCAATATAGAAAGCTATACTATATTGGAAACAAAGATAATAAACTTGTCTACAATAGGGCTTACTATAAGCGCAATAAAGCTCAAATAGTAGCATCATCTAAAAAATATAATAAAGAAAATGAAGAAAAAATTGCCATATATAAGAAGAGTTATCAGAAGGATCGCCGCAAGATAGATCCTAAATTCAAGCTTAGGGCATTATTATCAAGCGCTATTGGTTACAATATTAAAAAGAGTGGATCGAATAAGAATTATGATTCTATAGTTATGTTTTTGTCATACACCATGCAAGAATTGAAAGAACATCTTGAAAATCAGTTTGAGTCATGGATGACATGGAATAACCACGGAAATTATAAGTCTAAGACTTGGGACGATAATGATCCAACAACTTGGACTTGGCAGATAGATCATATTATTCCGCACAGTCAATTCATTTATATTTCAATGGAAGATCAATCTTTTAAGGATTGTTGGGCATTAAGTAATTTGCGTCCGTATTCGGCTAAACAAAATTTGATTGATGGTGCTAGAAAATGATTAAAGTAAAAGATGTTACTAAATTCAGAAGTGCGCACCATATAGAGTGTAGCAGAGCGTCAAATTGTGCATTTTTGTGCGGAGATAATAGCATTACATTTCAGCGTTTAAATAATTTTGTTTTCAATAATTTCATAAACCATTAACGCCGTATTCCCTGGCCTCGCATACGCAGTCTACATATATTAGACTGAAAACGCTCCAAGAGTGAGTTAGATATGCTGCTGTCATAATACAAACCCTACAGGAGGTCTTATGACCGATTTTGTCTCATTGCATAATCAAACTCAGTTTTCTATTCTCGATTCTCTTATTACGCCCAAGGCACTTCTTAAACGTGCCAAAGAATTAGGGCAGACAGCCATTGCAGTAACAGACCACGGGTCGTTAGCAGGCACATGGGACGCTTGGAAGGCTTCCAAAGATACTGGCGTTAAGCTTATCATTGGATGCGAATGTTATTTTCAAGATGATGCATCGAACATCAATGAAAAATTTCGACATGTTATTCTGATAGCTAAGAATGCTGTCGGTTACCGAAACCTATTAACTCTGAATAAGAAGGGTTTCGATCAAAGCTCCTTCGTTGGTAAGCGTGTATATTCCGTTTTGGATTGGAAGTTGCTTGAGCAATATTCAGAGGGATTGATTTGCCTCACCGCTTGCGGCAACGGTATCATCAGCCAGCTTCTTATGAATCACAAGTCTGATGAAGCCGAGAAAACTTTACTCAAACTCAAGGCGCTCTTTGGAGATAATCTTGGAATTGAAGTTCAGCCCAACAATATGAAGCGAGGATCGAACATCTTTAATGATGAAATCGATCAGTTCTTTTTGAACAGACAACTTATCAATTTGGGTAAGAAGCACAACATTCGTGTTGTTGCCGCTTGCAATACTCATTACCTGACCAAGGAAGAGTCAGAGACGCACGATGTCTTCTTGGCCATCGGCTCACATCAGCCAGTTTTCTCTAATTTTCGTTTACGATACACCGTTCCAGATTTCTATCTAAAGACTGGGGATGAAGTGAAAGCTTTCTTCTCTAGAAATTATGGAGAAGAGACGGCGCAACAATTGTGTGATAATACAATCTACTTTGCTAATCTATGCGAAACTCCAGAGTGGATTGATCCTAAGTACTCAAACCCATCAGGTAAAGAGCTGCCAATTTTCCCAGTCAAGGACGAACTTGACTATGATGCGTTCCGAGAATGGGTAGCAACGCAACCAGATGAGTTGCAGAAATTAGATGAAGACAAATTATTTCTACGCTACCGTTGCGTTGTTCGTTTTGACTCTCGTGTGAAGAACCTTTCATCTGAACAGAGAGTTCAATATGATAAGCGTATAGATGAGGAGCTAGACGTTTTGGAGTACCACGGCTTCTCCAGCTACATGCTCATCGTGGCTGATTTTATAGATTGGGCCAGAAGTCATGAAATTGCAGTTGGCGAGGGTCGAGGATCCGTGGGAGGCTCATTGGTGGCATATTTGCTAGGAATCCATCAGGCTGACCCAATAAAGTATAACTTGATCTTTGCACGATTCCACAACAAGGAAAAGTCAAGCTTTCCTGATATTGATACGGATTTTGCTCCGTCAGGTCGTGAGAAGGTTCAGAACTACTTGCGAAAGAAATATGGTGAGGAAAACGTGGCTCACGTGTCCAACGTTAATACCATCACGCCAAAGGTGTATGTTAGAGACATCGCCAGAGCTTGTGAGCTAGGCGGATCTAAAGATGCGGCAGTTAAGATTGGAAATGAAGTCGCTGACTGTATTCCAGCAGAAATCCATTCTATTGATGATGCTCTCACAAAGGTTCCACTTTTCGCCGAGTATGCCAAGAAATATCCACAGTTTGAGCAGTATAAAGATATCTGTGGCAAATACCGTGCTTGGTCTACACATGCAGGCGGTATCATTATCTCTGCAAGACCTCTCACCGGACTTGTACCTTTAAGAAAAGATAAAGATGGCGCCCTAGCAATCGAGTACGATAAGGATAAGGCCGAAGAGAACGGTCTAGTCAAGATGGATACTCTTGGCCTTTCTACGCTTGACATCATTGGTCAGACGATGAAGCTCATTAAAGCTTCTGGTAAAGTTATGCCTCCTGACAATCTTGATTATGATGTTTATGACCAAGAGGCTTATGATATTATCTCAAATGGAGATACGTTCTGTGTTTTCCAGCTAGGAACTAGCGGAGGCACTATAGATTTAGGTAGGCGTATTAAACCGCGCTCTGTCAATGATATTAGCTACATCAATTCGTTGGCTCGTCCTTCTGCAAGAGATATGCGTAATGACTTCATCCTAACTAAGGATGGTAAGAAGCCCTTCGCTTTGTTACATCCAACACTTGGACGAGCGTTCAACAATACATTCGGATTCGGTCTGTACGAAGAGTCACTTATGTATCTCGCTCAGGACGTAGCTGGCTGGAGTTTGCACTCTGCCGACCGTTTGCGTAAGTTGACCAAAGAAAAGGGTAAGAATCCAAAGAAGGCTCAAGAGTGGAGGGCTGAGTTTATTAGAGACGCCGTAAACAACAATAACGTTAACGAAGCTATTGCCAAAAGAATCTGGGACGAAGTCGTAGACAAGTTCCAAGGTTACGGTTTCAATATGTCTCATTCCATTTTGTATTCTATGACAAGCTATAAGACTGCTTATCTTAAGGCCCATTATCCTGTTGAGTTCTTGATGGCCAACTTAATGGCAGAGGTTAAGTCTAACTCGCCAGATGCAAGTAGCAATATTGAGAAGATTAAGAAGGAATTGCGAAAGCATCGTGTCAAGATAGTTCCGCCAGATATTAATAAGGCTCAATTAGTCTATTCGATTGAAGATGGTAATAGATTAGTTACTGGTTTGGATGCTATCAAGTTTGTTGGCGAAGAAGCTATTAAGGACATTATTGAAAAGAGGCCTTTCAAGGACTTCTTTGACTTCATGACTAGAGTTAGTTCTAAGTCAGTTAGAGCAAACAATATTCAGGCGTTGGCAGCATGTGGAGCGCTTGACTCGTTCAATGTCCCTCGCAAGCTCCTATTTCTATACTGCTCAGACTATCGTAAGAAATTGCAGGTATGGCTGAAGAAGCATGACCCGTCAGTAGAGACGTTCATCTATCCTTGGCCCGCTGAGGGCGAGTGGACGATGCCAGAACTATATGCTCTAGAGCAGTACTACTTGGGAGAGTCGTTCATCTGTAAGCCAGCCGTAGCTTATGGCAAGTTCTTCGAAGGAGATTCTGTTTCAATTCATGATATTAAGCGTTCAAAAGACAAAACTAATTTGAATTCAGTAAGGGTTTTGATTAGAGACTTCTTTGAGTTTAGAGTTAAGAAGGAAGGCAAGTATTATGGCCAGCCCATGATCAAAGCCGTGATTGAGGATAAGCAGGGCGACCAATGCAGTTGCACAATCTTTCCAGACAGATGGAAAATGGTTCAACAAAGAATTCAAGAAATTAACAAAAAGGGTGCGTTTGGTATAGGTATTGCATTGCACTTTGCCGGTAATACAAATAATTACGAGGACAACATGGGCGTCATATTGGATCAATTATACAATATTTCACTTCCGCCATCTTTGCCAGGAGATATGAAAGCTAAGAAAATCAATCTCAAAGAAGCTAAGGCAAAAATGTCCGGTTCGAATCCAAAGGACTCAGATAGCGAAAAACCTAAGAATCCTCAGGACATACTCGATCAATTAGAAGACACTTTATATGATGAAGGGTTAATCGATTTAGAAGAAGATTCTGAGGATGATTGATATATAAGATGCTGGTTGATAACAAAAACGCCCTAGATTTGGCGAAATGATACGAATGATAACATTTGTATACAAAATCTGTGCATAGTAAGGAATAAAGTTATGCCGAAGATAAAACTAACGGAGTGGGCCGACAAACACGATCTATCATACATTACCGCAAACAGGCATTTTCATGCGGGTATGATCCCTGGAGCTATCCAGCTTGATTCTGGCACCATCCTCGTAGAAGATGATTCACCGGAGCCAACTATGGTATCAAATACTTCCAGCGATGCAATTTCCCTTTTTCTAAAGAAAACGGTTGAGTTCAGTAAGAGCAATTCTTCAGTAGAAGATTTTGCCGCTTATGTGATATCCAATTTCCAATTAAAACTTAACGGCGCAGTCGAAGCCCCTAAGTACTCGAAGAATAAGCCAAAGAAAGAGGAAGTGCAAAAGCATTTTCAAAAGTTTATTCCTGATCAAAGAGACATTGAACACATTAAGGCTGTAAAGAATTTTATTGAAAATGGAAAGAATGCTGGCGATGTAGTGCCATCAGCTAATTCTGTCGCTATACTTAATAATGATTTTAACGACCTACTTGATACTGGAGTTACTACTCCAATCAACATTGAGACTTATGATCTTACTGATACAGACGAAATAGAAAGACTGCTATTTAACCGTGGCATCGAGATATCTGATGATGCCATCACAGACATGCGTACGCACACAGGTGTGCATATGTACGGGGGAAATACTACTGAAGGGTTGGTTACACGAAGTGTTGATTTAGACACTACTCCACAACAGATCAACTATACCGGCTCTACAAGCCAGCCCTTCGGTAGTCTCTCTCCAACGGTTACCTCCATGAGTTTTAATGGTGATATAAGCGGAACTTGCGAAGCGTTCACAGTAGGCGATGCCTCCCACGCTTATTACGGCGTACCAAAATCATCGTTTCAACCAACACAAAAAGAACTATTGTCAGTTCCTAAGGTTATAGAAACGGCAGAAACTGAAACAGTGCCTCGTAAGCGTGGCAGAAAACCATCTAAGAAGAGATAATCATGCAACTACAACTACAAAAACATTTCAAGCAATTCATTTCTGGCAACCCTAAACTACTTAAGAAATATGTTAGCACTGGAATTACGGCACTAAACTATTTGATAGTTCCAATTAGTGGTTTTGCTAAGCATCTGTTAGATATCCAGGATTTAGACCCAAATACTGTTCCTGGTCAAAAAGACTTATTGGCATTACAAAATGCGTTTGATAGATTTCATGAAGAAGAGTATGATTCAGAATACGACCTTTCTTGGGTTCAAAAGAAGCTTGATAAAGTTCGTGAAAGTTCAAGATGGGGAAATATAACCCAAGAGACATTTGTGGAGCTAACCGACCTTAATCAGTTACCAACTGATCATGGATATGGTCTTCCACTCACCATTGGTCAGACAGGTGCTAACACTGTAGCTGCTGATTTGATCAATCAAATTGCTTCTGATTGTGATAAGAAGGATATTCCTTTGGACACAAAAGAAGGTCGCCAAGCTTATAGAGCCCGCGTCATTTCTGAGTTGCAAGAGCGTGATAACCTAAAAGAAGCACTAGGAGAACTAGTTGAGAAGACTGCGGCTAAAAATTTGCCAGATGCAATTAATGAATTGGCCGCTGCTGCAAAGAAATTCGGAATTCTAGTTCAAGAGAAGCCCGAACAGTCCGAAAAGAAGAACGGTAAGAAGGCTGGCGTTAAGATCTCTAAAAAGAGACTTAACAAAAACAATGGCTCATTTAAAGAACCCGCTACTAGAATGAGCAAGAAAATTACGCGCGCTAAGTTCACTGGTAATTTCACAAAAACTCGTTAAGGGCCCAATGTCAATTAGAAGAGTTAAGCAGCAATCAGATAGAGGAAGCCTTAAAGATATTCAGAATGGTGATAACGATGAAAAGTTGCCACCAACTCAATATGAATTGAGAATAAAAGACCTATATGAGAACGCTCTAATGAGTAATAATCAAGCCCTGATTGCCTCGCTAGGTATCATAGAGGCCCCTTCAGATCCTAAGAATCCAGTCTCATTGCTTAAGCACAGAGAGTACATAAAGAATCTAGAGGCCCAATTAGGTGGAAAGGTCGCTCAAACAAAGCAAGAACTATCTAACTGTCTTGCAATGGATGAGTCTGATTTGCCAATAGAGATACAGAAATCAATAGTTGAGCGAGTTCGTGCGCACGGGGTTATTACTCAAGAAAGCGATTTTGTCAAAGTTGCTGGCGCAGACGGTCATCACAAGTTATTGAGAAGTTTTAGAAGGATAAGCTAATGTCATTTTTCAAGAGATTTTACCTGGGTGTTGTTCAGCTTTTGGCCACTCTATTACTAACTAGCACGAATCTAGTTTTACGTCACCTAATTGTTTTGAAGGGCAAAAATCCAGATTTCGTTGCTCCACCACCAGCACCACCTCAAGTAGATGTCCACATTAGCCCTAGAACTTCTCAAATTACACTGCCTTCTACTACACAAAAATGTGGGTGGGTTAATAAGCCAGAAGATCATCCAGTGCTTAAATCACGCAAGCAGTTTGCAGCTAAAAAAATTGAAGGTTTACAAGGCAGCAAATTAAACAAAGTAGTCCCTCAGCCAACTGCTGTTATAGCTACTGAGACTCCTGCAGCCGATGCTGTTGCTGAGTTAGCCACATTTACAGATAATGGGACCAAATAAATGAAATGCATTTCATGTGAGACCGAAATCAATCCAAAGTGGAAGCACGCTATAGATATTAACGTGTGCCCTTCTTGTGGCGATCCCATCATGGAAGAGCACCTTAAGAATTGTATTGCCAATTTATCATTAGCAATGAATGATATGCTAAAGTATCAAGCTCAACTTGATGATTGGATGCTTTCTGTACATGGTTATATCAAAACAGATTCTCCAGACCTTAAGCTATTCTTGCCTAAAGGTTCTCTAAAAGAACTTCGTAAAGAAATTGATGAGGCTGAATTTCAAGAGAAGAGATTTAGTACCGCTAAGATTAAGGTACCTGATGGTAAGGGCGGATACACGGAAGAAGAGGTTGCTGTAGAAAAGGTACAATCAGACGCTAAGACAGAGAGTTTCTTTGAACGAGCCGAGGTACTTAAGAGCGCTGGCAAGAGTTCAGGAAAAGCAGCGAGGTCACCCGATGAGCCGGAACTGCCTAAAAGTGTCGCAGAAAAAACTAGAAATCTTAGGGCGAGAGTCGAAGAAATCAAAAGCTCAGGGTCAGCGGCCATTGAAGAAGGTGGTGTGGCATCTGTGATTAGTCCTGATATGTTAGACTCGGCTAGCGAAGAAGATGTCGCAGTATTCTCTTCCATGATTGATAGTGGCGATATAGTGTCCTCAGGTCTAATGGCCGACCCAACTGGCGACGATGATGAGATTCCATCTGTTGTTCTTGCAATGGCCTCACGCTCTAATAAGAGGGGTAATCAAGGCGGGGCCAATGAAAAGGACTTGCAATCACTTCACGAAATGCAACATAAGGTTCAGAATGGCCACAAGAGGTTATCCTCTGGTAAAGGCGGATTCTCTAGATCGTAATTTAGGACAAAGTAAGTAAGATGTCTATTAGAATTGTTGACAATAAAAGATTAGATATGACTGAGCCTGAATGGGCTATGTATCAGAAGATAGTTAAGTCATATACGACCATGACCAATAAAGGCGAAGACCTTTTCATTGATCTTTTTGAGACAGATAGCCAAGGAATCATTGTATTCTTAAAGCCGCCCTCTAGGCGCCAGACCAGCCTAGAAGTATTTCTATTTTTGATGTCGCTAATGCAACACCAACATTTACGCCTAATGCACCAACAGGTGGATGAAGCTGTAGCCGAACTAAAGAAAAAATAATCGATATTCGACAACAATACTAATCATTTTTTGTCGAGAAAAAGTTCAATCAATTCAATATTACAAAGGAAGACAGACATGAGCCAACAAGTAAGACTCGGCGACATAATCGGAGCCAATCTTGAGGAAAATTTCAAGGATTTCGATTTAACCGAGGTTCAGCAAGTGTTAATACAACTCAGCGATGTAGACGCCATAGATTTGGCACATGCTGAGTATTTACAGCAACAAGCATTAAGAGGAGCAGATATCTTGGCAGAACATATGGCCAAGATGGTTAAGACAGTAGGACATCTAGAAGCAAAAGTAAATAGTGTTAAAAACAAAGTGTCTTTAGATTATGTAGCTCCAGATGGAGCACGAACGACCTCAGACATGAAGAAATGGGCAGCAGAATGTTCGCCCGAAGTAACAGCAGCGTTAGATAAACTAGCAGAAGCCAAAGGCGGTAAGGTCGCCCTTGAACGAAAATTCGATATCATTGTAAAAGCCCACCACCATTTTAAAGATATTGCGGCGGGCCTACGCAGGACGATCCTCGGATATAACTCAAGCACGACCGACAAGGTGCCCGAAGGCTACGAATGATAGGGAGATAAAATGTCAGATGATAAGAAGAAGTCAGATAAGCTAACAGCATTTTTTCGCAGCTTTGCAGAAGCTGACGAACAATTAGATTTCAAATTCGCACACGAATCTGTTGGAGAGAAACTGCCAGTTACTTCAACTGGTTCATTAGCACTTGATGACGCTCTTTCCTCCGGAGGAATTCCAAAGGGTAGATTGATTCAGTATTACGGACCAACTGGTTCCGGTAAGACTCTCATGGCTATGATTGCTATGAAAGAGGCTCAGCTAGCTGACAAGAATGCTCAGCAAATGTTCATTGACGCTGAAGGCACTTTCGATCCACGTTGGGCAGAGACTTTAGGTCTTGATGTATCGCGAATCATTGTTGTAGATGGTGAGACGGCCGTTATCGGTCGTAGCTGCTTCGAAATGATTCTTGGTGTCCCTAAAGAAGATAAGAAGACTCATCAACTTGTTGGTAAGACAAAAGATGGCTTACTAGACATGATTATGGCTGGCGAGTTCAACATCAATATGGTTGTACTAGATTCTCTTGGAGCACTTATTCCTCCAGGTGAAGATATTGCTGCCGTAGGTAAAATGAATATGGCCTTGCTAGCCAGGTTCTTAACTACCACTTTCCGTAAGCTGTCTCTTGATGCAAATAGAGCGCAAGTTCCGTTCATTTTTATCAACCATAAGAAAGATAGCATGGATGCTTATGGCCCAGACCATACGTTCTCTGGCGGCAACAGCTATGCTCACTTCTTGTCTGTCAACGTTTACTTTGAAGCTTCCCAAGCTAAAGATAAGCAAATCCTTGACGATAAGGAAGACAAAATTGGTCACACGATGCGTGCAACCATTGAGAAGTCAAAGTTCGGCCCATGGCCACGCAAATGCGAATTCAAGGTAAACTTTGGAATCGGCGTTATAGATAGACACGAAGAAATTGCTCAACTAGCCGTTGATTACAATATTATCCAAAAGACATCTGCCGTCTCTCACGAGTATGGCGATAAGAAGTGGGTAGGCTTTCCAAAGCTTTGCGAAGGTATCAAGAATGATCCTGCATTATCTTCCGAGTTAGAACTAAAGATTAGTGATGCTCGTGATCATAAACAAGAGAACGCTCGCAAAGAGCAAGAAGCAAAAAAGGCTTCAGCCCTTGCGGCCCTTCCGGTTGTTGAAGATGAGACAAAGAAGAGTAAGAAGGTTAAGTAATTATGCCAATCGATTTAGGACCAACAAGTCTAATAGGCGCGCAAGCTCCATCTCTAAAGAAGCCACCATTCCTAATTACATTAGATGATGGTGTAACAGGGAAGGTTCGTAATTTTCAGAGATTTATTTCTTTGGACAAACCACAGTCTGAGAATGGGTTTGTGCAAGTCAAGGGAATTTTCTGTGATAAAAGCGAAGACGAAATAATCAAAAGTTTTTCGGAGATCTTGACAAGCTGCCCTAAAGAACTTATATTGGAAATGATGCTTCCTTTGCATAGAATTCACAGCATTAGAAGCTTAGTATTTAACGCTGTTAAGAGCATTACTACAGTTAACGTAAGTAAGGAAAGATAATGAGTAAGAAAAACATAAGCGAATTGATTTTGACAAAAGTCAATACAGTAATAGAAAGGCAGCCTGGTATTTGGGTTGGAACGATGACTAATTTGAAGACTGCTCTTCACAGAGTTTCGAGCAAGAATCAAAGGGCACTTTTACCTGCGTCCCCGGCAGCATTAAGAATCGCTATCAATAGAATAGCAAACAGACTACGAAACAGAGGTATCGGTGTAAGATTTAGCCGAACCACTGATCATGCGCGCACTCGTTACGTAAGATTTACACAATAATGTGTTAAAGAAGACGATCGATTGTTTTGTTAAGAAGAAAAAGTACCATAGTGTACAAAAAGAAAAATAACAGTAGGAGATCAATATGACTACATTCGGTGAAGTATCTTGGAATGATGATGTTTTTGCAGGCGACAATAAGAAGACCACAAACAGCAAGGACTTGTTCCTTCGTTTGGATGAGGGTACTAATGAAGTAAGACTTCTAACCCAACCTTTTCAGCACTTCGTTCACAAGTTCAAGAAGGAAGGTGATCCTGGTTTCGGACAGAAAGTTCAGTGTTCCGCAATTCACGGAAGCTGCCCTCTCTGTGCTACGGGAGATAAGGCTAAGCCACGCTGGTTACTCGGCGTAATTAGTCGTAAGGATAACACCTATAAGATTCTAGACATTTCTTTCGCTGTGTTCTCACAGATCAGAAAGTTTGCCAAGAATGCAAAGTTTGGCGATCCAACCAAGTATGATATCAACATTGAAGTTGATAAGAACGGTGGAGCAACTGGCTACTACTCTGTACAAGCGTATAGCAAAGAAGCCTTGTCCGCTGCTGACCAAGTAATTAAAGACAGCAAAGTCGATATGGATGACCTAAAGCGTAGAGTAAGTCCTCCTGCTGCTGACATCGTTCAGAAGCGAATCGATAAGATCAACGGCGTAACGACCACAGGTGCAACGCAAGCCGCACCAGCTACTAAAACCGCCGCTGCTGTAACGCCAAAAGCTGCTCCAGCAGCCGTCAGCATGACAGATGATGAAGAACTAGAGACTTCATTCCCAGACTATGCAGATAAGCCACAGGCCTAATTAGCTCATAAGTCTAGATAACAAGGAGGCCCACAACTAACCGTTATGGGCCTCTTCTATTTTGTTCGATAATAACTAATTGTGGTATTTCTAGCAAACTCTACTAATAGTTTATCATTGCAGTATGAGAAGATGTACCGCATGTAAACAGGAATGGGAAGACGCGTTTTTTACTCATTTTCGAAAGCTTGAGCTTATAGGTTATTTCAAACTTTGTTTCTCTTGTCGCGAGAAAGCACGTATAGGCAATATGCGACGCAAAGAAAAAAAATCTCAGCAATCAAAAGAATACTATCAACAAAATAAAGATGATGTAAGAAGACGCAATAAAGAGTGGAGAGAAAAGAATAAAGATACATTGCGTGAGTATGAAAAAAGTGATTTCAGAAAGCAAAAGAATAAAGAGTGGAGAGAACATAAAAGATCTGAAGATCGTTTTAGATTTGTTTGGTATGCAGCTAAAAGACGTGCCAAAACTGCTGGCGTACCGTTTACAATAAGTAAGCAAGATATTATTGATACATTTCCATTAGATGGAAAATGTCCGATGTTAGGTATCCAACTACAATTCAACAATAAAATATCGCAAGATGATTCGCCATCTTTAGACAGAATAATTCCAGAGTTGGGATATATTCCAGGCAATATACAGCTTATATCACATAGGGCTAACAGAATTAAAAATGATGCAACTTTGCAAGAGTTAAAAATGATTGTTGCTTTCTTTGATAGGAGCAACAAATGAAGACGGTCATTGGGTTCGACGTGTCTAGTTCGACTATAGGATGGTGTGTTCTGACTTTAGATGAATCAACTAACGATATTAAGTTGGTAAAGATGGGCTATCACAAGCCAATTAAGAAAGGTTCAATTATAGAAAGAATAGTTGATACTAGAAATCATATGAAGAAGATAATCGAGGACCATAAGCCAGACTATATAGCAATTGAAGACATTATTAAGTTCATGAAAGGTAAAAGCTCCGCTCAAACTATTATCATGCTTACTACATTCAATAGAATGATTGGATTGGCAGCTTATGATTATCTTGGAGCATCACCAAATCTTTATAGTGTAATGACAATTCGTCATGGATTGAAGCTCAACAAGGTTTTTCCAAAAAAAGAAGATGTGCCAGAGCTTGTCGCAAAACATTTAGGAATTACATTCCCCTATGAGTACGGAAAAAAGGGCTCCCTAAAAGTCGAAAATTACGATAAGGCAGACGGTGTAGCTGTTGCACTTTATCATACATTTGTTTTGGCAGGAAAGGTGAAGCTCAAGGGTAAGAAAAAATGAAGTTGAAGGATGCCTATACAATCTTAGAATTAGATTCGGGCGCCTCCCCTGAGGAGGCCAAGAAGAAGTACCGTGACCTAACTAAGAAATTCCACCCGGACGTTAATAAGGATCCGGGAGCCGAAGCCAAGTTCAAGAAAATAAATGAAGCTTATCAAGTTGTACAAAGTGGTAAGAGTAATGAACGAGAGGATATGAGACCAACTCACTCATATCATAGACAGCAAGTTGTTCAAATAGAGCATATCACTATTGAAGCAACTATCTCATTCAAAGAATCCGTTCTTGGTTGTAAACGAGAAGTTAAGTATTCTCGCCAAGGCAAGTGTCAAAAGTGCGGCGGTAATGGAGAAATCCATCTCAATAATGGCTGTAAGAAATGTGGCGGCAAAGGACAGGTTATTATTAGGCAAGGTATTACTGTAATGATTAGTACTTGCACTGATTGTTATGGCAAGTCTGATGTTGAAGGGTGTAGCTCCTGTAAAGGCATTGGAACATTAAAGACAGACGTGTCTGTGCATGTGGGTATTCCTGCGGGCATCACAAATGACACTACTTTACGACTTCAAGGAATGGGAAATTACGCAGGCTCATTCATGGGGTTTGCTGACCAACATACAGATGCTTATTGCCATGTAACCGTTACTGCTGAGCCGGGACTAAGACTAGAAGGTAGGAATGTTGTTAGCCATGAAAATGTTTCTTTATTAGATGCTTTGAAGGGCTGTAGTCGTACTGTAAATACAATACATGGCAAAAAAGAAATTAGAATAGAACCGAAATCCAAAAATTTTGAAGAAGTTGTCATCCCTAACTGCGGAGTAGATGGCATAGGGAATCAGAGGGTTATATTGGAAGTACAATATCCCCAAAATATAGATAAACTAATTAATTTACTCGACGAGGTATCGTAATGCCAATCTCAGCAATCTGCAACAACACATATATTGATGATAAGAAAAAGGTAAGAAAGTGCGGGCAGATCGAGCCTTACATGGACCCAAAGACTGAAAAGGTCTATTGCCCGCTTTGTAATAATGAGATTGATGGCATTACTTATTTTATGAAGACTACCATGAAGAGCCTTAAACAATTTCGACAAAAACAGACTGTTCCCTTTGGTGTCAAGTGTCAAAATTGTGGAAAAGAAGCTCAGCCCAAAATCGTTGGGGATGATATAGTTTGCCCGTCATGTGCTAAAAAACATGAGCACCTTAGCGAGCCTTTCAAGATTATGTTGAAAGATAAGCTGAAAACAACTAACAAAGATGTCTAATGCTAGAAAAGATAGTTGAGTCCTGTCGCTTCCTTCTAAACAATTACCCGGATGCACAGGAAAGTAAGTCATATCTTGATTCGCGACTGACTCAGGAAAGCCAAGATAATTTCCATTTCGGCTATTTTCCTAACACCCAAAATATGTCCGCCCTTACTGACTTAGTAGGTGAGCGGCTATTGACGGAAGAAAGACTCCTTTATACAAGGGATATCGAGGACTCTCTATTTCCTCGCAAGGTAAAGTCTTGTTATTTTGAGGAATATCCACTAGTTATGCCGTTCCGAGACGTTTATGGACGGGTTGCTGGATTAGTAGGCCGTACATTATTAGGTGAAGAAGAGCGTAAAGCTAAAAAACTATCTAAGTATAAGAATACATTAGAGTCTCCAATCTTTAAGAAGGGCAACTTATTATTCGGATTATTCGAGAATAAGCAAGCAATATTAGATCTTGGTTGCGTTTATGTAGTAGAAGGACAGTTTGATGTAATTAAGGCGTCTGAGATAGGTCTTAAAAATATTGTAGCTTTAGGTAATTGTAGTATGACTTCCTATCAATTTTCTGTCATTAGCAGATACGCTAATAACATAATGCTGTTATTGGATAATGACGAACCAGGGGAAAAAGGGAGGAAACGCATTATCGATAAGTTTGGCCGTTTGGCCAATATTCAGAATTTTTATTTACCAGATGAGTATAAAGATATAGACGAATACATTACTAAAGGAAGACTTAGTAACTATACGGAGATGTCGTTCGTTGTTAAAGGTTGAAATTTCTTAGGAAATTCCTAACCATCCTCTATTGATATATTGTGATTTGAACTTTGTAATCTTGTGGGGTAAATATGACTAAAAGACAAAACAGAAGCGACCGCTATCAATGGGTATTGTTAGAGACAGTTTGTTCAAATGATATGATGGAAGCTTTTTGCAATGAGGACAGTATCTCGGCAAGGCTTAATCCCTTTGAGTATAACGAAGATTTAATCGAGTTGGAAGACCAACTTAACAAAGAGTTCTGGAGGATAGTGGATAACCTCCTAACCGAAAGACAAAGACAAGTAATCCGACTTTATGCGGACGGCTATACTCAAATGGAGATAGCTAAGATGCTAAACGTAAACCAAAGTTCTATCACCAAGTCGTTAAACGGCAACGTAGATTACAAGAACGGTAAAAAGGTTTATGGTGGTGCCCGCAAGAAAATTAAGAAAATCGTCGAGAACGATGCCCGAATCAAAGATATCCTACAACAGATGTCTGATATTCGTGAGGAAAAGTGGTGAAAATTCGCACAGACGACGAATTTATTAAGACCTGTCAGCTTATGTGCCGACTAGGAATAACCATTTCTATTTGGGGTGGCGGTAGAAATCCTATTGACGGTTCTGAAGTTCAAGTAGATATTGTCATATCAGCCAATCATTTGTATGATGTTTTAACTAAATCACAATCGCTATCATTTCACGCTCTTATAGATAGAGAATTGGTGGCAAGTTTGTCAATAAAGCCATTAGCAGAGCAAATGTCAATAAACTCTGACAAAGCCAAGTTTGATGAGACCGCCAAGTTTTTGGCAGAAATAAGCATACCATTTGAACCTATTATGCACTATCCTGGCGGAATAGTAGATAATGGAACTGTGTCTGGATACGACCTATATGATATCTTTTCTGATAAGGAAAAGCTACAAGTTTTGTCTTCTAAGCTTAAGGACAAGAAGTGTGGTAATATTCTGTAATTTATAGAGGTAGTTCTAACTATCAATAAAGTACAGAATTTATCAATATTTCTCTATCTAAGGTAGGGTACATTCTGTTTACCGGGAGATGCGATGCCTAAAATTTCGATAGATTACTCAAGTTTGGCCACTCAGATTACAAAGAAAGCGTACCGTCTTTCTGATGTTAAAGATCAGTTAGAAACAGTTGCTTTTGATATAGTCAGATTTAAAGACGGTGACAAGGGTGCTGAGCTATGGCAAGTGCAAAGTGCAGACGATGGAGATTACATCGTTGCTCTTTATGAAGATGAAGAAGTTGAGAAGACGGCATCTTATAATCCTTGGACAGTATTAGTTACTAAGAGTGGTACAGATTTACAAATTTCTTATAAGGGTGACCCTCTAGTAAGATTTGCTGCATCCAAGCTTGGTATTCCAGCCAATGAATTACAGAGTGCTGAACAGTACTTACCTGAAAAGTTAGCCACTAACAAAAAACTAGTCAAAGCTCTTTTGAGTGATTTGAATGATGCTGCCCGTCTAGAGGTAGTCAAAAGATACCCAGAACTGGTTTAACGGAATAGGTGTTCAATGAGCGTCGATAAATTATACCAAATGGTAGGTACTCTAGCAAAGGCAGTGGATAATAACGAAAAGTTAGCCACTCCTCTTCTAACGGCAAAACTAAACAAATGTGTTGCCGCCTATCCGCACGATCAAACCCTTAGATCTATATCTAGGGTTATCGCAAGAATGGCAGAGAACCAGACTTTCTTTATTCGCAAAGGCGATTTAAAGTCTCTTTACCATAAGCTTCACTCTAGTGGCACCAAGTTTGCTGAACTCTTCTCTGAAGAGCTTGGTGAAACGCCAGCAGAGCCACAAGTAACCACTTATCAGCGTGATGAGTCGGTTCAAGCAAATCCTTATCACGTTGGTGATCAGGTATTAGCTAACGCTTTGGAAAGCGTGTTTGATAAGCACCTTCCACTTAAGATGTATTCGCAACCATTAGCTGATAAGGCCGTGAGAACGGTCAGCGCTACTTTGGATGCTTGGAACCTTAAGCCCTCTAAACTAACCGTCAGCGATGGCAATGACAAGTTCATTGTTATTAAGGCTGATTACGAAACGCCAAAGGGTGTTACGAGCTTCTTCGTTCCAGTAGAAGTAACTAAGACTGACGTTGTTGAGCCAGTTGCCTTCATGGGTAATTCTGGACCAGAAGAACTAAACAACACTACTATCAAGGCCTATTTGACTCAGCAAGCTGGTTCAAAGACCAAGGTTGCCGGAGTTGATATCCTAAATGCACTTACTACCGCCACCTCTGAGAAGCGTGAAGTAACTGCCGCTGAATTAGCTGTAACCCGTCTTAATGCATCTCGCCAAACTAACTCTGAGTTTTTTCAAGGACAAGTTATTGGGCAGAAGGTTGCAGAGGCTGGCAAGAAGGACGTTGAGCTTCCAAAGTCTGACGAATTCTTCTCATTTGAAAAGAAGTTTACATCTCCACAAGGCTTAGCGGCTTGGAGATTTGGCAGTGACAACGTAGTTACCGCTAGAAACCACATTTCTCGTGAATTGGCATCCTTTGGATTTACTAACTCTCAAATTGTAATTACTGGCAATGACGACAACACAATTTTCTACGGAGTCTCTCTAGACACCGGTAAAGTTGCATTCACAGTTCCTGTTAAGGTTACACAAGGCAAGCTTCAGAAGCCTGGCGTAATGTTGTGCAATGGATCAATCGGCTCTTTCGACAAGAAGTCAATTAACCAATTACTTGGTGAAAACAAGACTGATGTTAAGGTTGCAGCCGTAGCTTCTACACTATCTTCACTTAAACCAAGCGAAGTTATCAACAATTTGCGTGAAGCGTTGAATGATAACAATTTTGCTAAGGCTGAAGATGCCCTAAACGTTCTAGCAAATTCAGGAGATAGCAGAGCTTATGCTACTGGCTTCCAGATTTATATGAACGGATTAGCTGGTCAAAAAGTTGCAGAGACCAAGTGCTCTCATATGACCAAGAGTGCTAACAGCGAACACCCAGTTTGTTCTCAGACCGGTTTACCAGTTAACAAGGTTTATCAGGATAAGAACGGCTTCTGCCGCCCAATGTACCGTCAAGGAATGGACGAAACATACGAAGGTGCTTCCTTCATGAACTCGAAAATCTTCGGGTAAATCAATGAGAATACTAAGACTTGCACAACTCTTTGAACTTAAGTATAGTTTGAAGGCCGAAGCGGCTTCAATACAAGACGTTATGCGTGACGTTGTAGAAAAGATCAAATTAGTATTCTTGCATTACATTGATCCTAAATCAGTTACATCCAAAGCCTATAATGGTATTCCTGTGTTTGCTTCAAGAAATGAGCCGCACTGCAATAAAATTATGGGCCATATGTATTTTATCGTGGCTCAAATTGATGAGTTAAGTGCTCATCCTGGCGAACTATACACTCATGTTAATAAGGTTCTTGCTTTGACAGATGAACTTGATAAAGCCATAAAGCATACAAAAAAGCAAACAAGAGAATTCTTGCCATCTCAACAAGTGCTTAATGATAATAGAAGCGATCTAAAAAGACTTGAAGAATCTATTAGAAGAGTTTCTCATCAAATGACTGAAGTTGCAAAAGTATTGAAGAGGTTCTTAACAGATCCAGCAGCAATACAAGGAGGAACAATTGTTCCTGGTATTTTGCCACTATCTAAAGAGCAAAGATTACATTTCTTACGTACTCCAGAAGCTGAGCAGTATGGATTCAATGCTCCTGATATTATTGACAATCTCGATGTATTGCAGAGACTTTTTGAAGAGCCTGGCTTCACAGAAAAATATGACAAACTTGTAAGGGCCGTTAAATCTAGTTCTTCTAAACGTGGCCCATCTGAGGAGACATCTTCAGAGATAATTGGCCTAGTCAAATACATAAAACAAAGAATTATGGACCGCGGACAAACTAATCTTCCGGCATTACAGAAGATGCCAGAGAAACCGGCCGCACCTATTTTCCCTTCGGATGAAGAGGATAAATAAGCAATAAGAGGATAAACTATGAGAACTGCTGAACTATTAAATGCCATGGCCGCTTGGTTGGAAAGCCCAAATAACGAAGCTATGTTACTTGCCGAAGCTGATGCTGGATGCATGCAAGTAGTTGCAGAGTCTTGTGTTCTTGCCGCAGCTTTACTTAAGAATGCTGCTGATGAAGTTGATGCACTAGAACCTCCTACTGCCTCTCTTCTTACTCCAGAATCAATTGATGAGACCGCAGCTTTAGCTCAGGCTTTTGATGAGTCTGGAGACCCACAGCTTAAGAAGATGGCCTCAGTATTAGATGAATTGCTATTAAGTATTGCCGCCCCTCCAGGCGCTAGCCAGGAAAAGAAGGCCGCTGAGAGTTATCGTATTGAAGAACTTCGTAAGAAGTATCAAGGTACACGTGAGAAGCTACACGAGTATAATAAGATTGGTGATTCCGAGAAGGGAATCGAACAGAGCGGATTTACTAAGGAATATAGAATTCTAGAAGCTCCCCTCAGCACACGTTATTGCCCAGACCATGCAGGAGCACAAATTGCCCGCGTTGGTGAACACGTATGGCAATGCGAACTTGACAAGAAGATTTATAGTTTTGAGACCGGTTTTGAACTAGAAAATGGTTCGAAAGTTCCTGGTGGAGATGTAGCACAACAAACTCAAGGAATGAATATTCCATTCCATGCTATCTTTGATACACGTGAGGGTAGACTAGGTTATAATAAGTAATGGAAGATTGCATCTCAGATTTGCATAAAGTAATAAGAGAGGTTTTGTCACAGTTAGATCCGGAAGAGGCTCAGCTTTTCTTAGACCTTTTCACGGAGAAATTAGATGAACAAAAACGCATTAAAGAAAATCCTAGAACACCCAGATAAAGATGAGCTAATTGCAAAATTAGTATTGGACTATTCTCCAAAAGATATTCATGATTGGTTGGCATCTAAGTATACGAATGTCAGTGAAGCTAAATTTGTTATAGCTGAGAAGTCAATTAAGACATTCAAAGAAAACTATTTAGATGTCTATAATATGATTCGTGAAGACATTCAGAAAACTAAGCAATCTTTAGCAACTAGTACAGAAGTTGAATTAGAGTTATCAGTTAAGAGCAATCCAACTTATAAGAGTAAGATGCTTGAATTAGCTGGTAAAGAAATAGATGTTCGCAAGATGGTAGCTCAGTTATGTCTTGCAATTGAGACCCGTTTAGGTCAGGTCTTTGATGAAATTCAAGAAGATCCTAGAAATATTAACTCTCGTATAGACCGCGTATTAATTGAATACGGCGATTTATTAGGGGGCCTATTAGAAAAGTATTATAAATTCACCGAAGGTCCTGCCGATTTGGTCATCCAGCACAATGTGACTTTGCAGGCGGTAGATCAGCATATTTCGGTATTTCATGAAGCAATCCGAGAAGTTTTGTCCCAAATGGATTTGGAAAGTTCTATGTTGTTTATGGAGCTTTATCAGGAGAAAATGTCTAAAATAAAGCCGGCTACTCCTGAAACAGTTCCTAATACCGATATGAAATTGGCCGAGGCTAAACTTCTAAATGAAACCATTAACAAAAAGCTGAGCCACTAATGTCAGAACATAAGTCTTCTAAAAAGCCAATCGTAGACGTTCCTTCCAAAAAACAACTGGAAGAAATTGCTCTACGTCCTTTGTCTGAGGAAGACCTATCTGGTAAAAATGTAGATGATAGAATTGAGAAGCTACTTGAGTTTTTTAACCAATATGGTATTGATGCAAGTAGTCCTAAGCCAGAGTTTTCAGACTATACTAAGGCTTATCCTAATTATGATCAGTACATGTATATTCCAGGCAGACATGACATTAAAAAGTGGAAGCTGGCTCTAAAGAACGTTCATTACAAGCAAAAAGCAGGTTTCGAATATAAGGACGCTATTCGCCAGTCTACTACGGGTTGGCCTAAAATGGAAATCTACGACTTCCTAAATTGGTTAAGATTTCAAGATGAGGGCAGTAATATGAAATACAAGTTTGCACAAACCTGGTACGAAAACGGGCAACCGGGTTACTTCCTACATATCAAACCAGACGCTCCAAAAGAGCCGGAACGAGATCCAGAAGCTGATGCTAATGCCGCTCGTGAAGAGGCTGAGCGTAAAGAAGAGAAGAAGTTAACTATTGAGAAACAACGTGCCAAGATTATTGGACGTTTGGACTCTGCTGAAAAACTTCTACGTTCTACTGATGGACAAATGTTTGCTGGAAACGAACTAGAAAGTTTGATGGAAGCAATCTATAATCTAAAGAAGAAGGTTCAGTTAGTTAATAAGCTAAGCATATCCACACGTCTGTATGAGGATATGATTGTGCGTGAAGCTAATGTTCTACAACGTAATGGTTTTGTTAAGGCCGCTAGCATGCTATACTCTGTTGCTCAAACCCCAGGTGCAGCGGGAGAGGGTGCGAAAGGCCAGGCCACTGGAGATGTATCTTTGCCATCTTCACCACCACCAGACCCAACTGGAGCTG